CTTTAGTGTTAATACCCTTAGATAAGGTGTTGCTTACATTAAGTTTGCAACTTTTACTTTTCTGTAGTATTTGTTTGATGCACTAGTGATTGAGATAGCTCCGTCAGCAGAAGCAGCAACTGTTCCAGTATGGAATGGGTTTGCAGCGATTCCGTAACGAGTCTTGAATCCAATCTTAGGTTGGAAAGTGTTCTCACCAACAGCACGAACCATTTGTAGAGGCACGTATGGGCAGTAGAACATACCAGCATCGTAAGGTGATGTACCTTTGTAACCAACAACGTAGTATTGATCTGCTGAAATGTTAGCAGCATATGGATCAATGTATACTTTGTAACGACCATTCAATGTACCAGCGAAGGTGCTTGAAGTGTCATCTACATTTAGGTTGTTGTTTAACGCAGGAGTGTAATCTAATACACCAGCCATTTGTAATGCAGAAGCAACATCAGCAGAACATAAGATAATGTTACCTTTGCCTCTACGAGTTTGTTGACCGATTGCATTAGCATCTCTCTCTAGAGAGAACATTAGACCTTTGAACTTCTCAACAGACCAACGACCATTAGAGTCAGTATCTAAGTCGAAGATACCAGCATTAGTAGTGTTAGTTTGAGCACCGATTACAGCAGAAACGTAAATGTTTCTTACAACTTCTCGGTTAATTTCAGCAAGAACTTCAGCAGATAAGATGTTCGCTAATTCTTGCTCAGCGTCTAATCCGTGAATTGCTTTAAGATCTTGTGCTAGTTCCATTGTGTATTCTGCTTTGAGGGCACGTGTTACAGCAGTAACTGTGTGCTTCTCAATTGAGAATGCCATTTCAGCGAACTGGTTGCCACCACTATCACCGAGTGCTTCACCCTGTGCAGTAGTTTGACCTGTTGCTGAAGTGTAAGTACCAGCAGGCGAGTCCATTAGTACAGCAGGGTTTGTCTCTGTTGCACCAACATCACCACCACCGATTGTACCAGCAGCGTTTTGGTTAGAAATATCTGGGAATGCTTCGTCTGCTAATGCTTCAGCACCTGCTTGAGATGTGAAACGTGAACGCATAGCGAAGATCAATCCTGTTGGACCAGTCATTGGTTGTACACCAGCGATATCATAAGCGATAAGGTTTGGCATAGAACGTCTAACTAGTGAAATTAGAATTGGATCCCAGTTGTCAATGTTAGTGTTCGCACTAGATGAGTTTGTAGGTACAGACTCATTTAAGAAAGCACGATCTTCCTTCATTGCTTTTTCTTGGTTTTCAAGAACGATAGTAGTTACTGCCCTTTTGTACGAATCCTTAATCTCTCCGAGTTCAGGATGTGCAAGGACTGGCGACCACTTTTCTTGTAGAGCTTCAGTTTGAAACATGTAATTTTCTCCTTATTACTTTCTACTTATTTATATAATTACTTAGTTGCGCCTTTAACATTTCTGCTAATGGCAGACATATAGTTTGCCATTGAATCAGAAACATCAATGTCCTGCGCTTGGCCAGTTTCTACATGATCTATTGTTGAAGTCGACTCACTTACTACTTTAGGAAAATAATTTTCCTTTAGAGTGTCAATCTTGTTACGGAAAGATTCAGCAGAATTAAATTCTACATCTTCTGTAACTGACTTAAACTTTTCAATTTCGGTTTCTGTTAAATCTGAAGTAGCTTCAGAGATAACAATTTGTCGAGTTAGAGTTGAATTTTCCTCTTTAAGAGACACAGCGTCCTCTAAAGATTTATTTACTTTCTCTTCTAATTCGGCAATCTTTTCTGATTGTGCTTCTAACACATCATATTTTTCGTCTGGAACATCAACGTAATGATCTTCGAACAATTGTTTTAGACCAGCAATGAAGTCTTCAGCGATTTCACCCTTGAGACCACGCTCAATTGCTAATTCGTTTTCTTTCATCCACTCTTCTACAACATAGTTGAGGTAAGAATCAATCTTGTCAGTTAATTCTGACTTAACTGCTTCTGTACTTTCAACAAGTTCTTGATCGTAAGCGTCTTGCATGCGGTCAATTTCTCCACGCACTTTAGACTTTACTGCTGATTCGAAAATAGTTGCTGCTTTAGACTTAAATTCTTCAGAAAGGTCACCTTCGCCATTCATAAGTGCATCAACATCATCACTGACATCAATAGACTTAATTCTAGCATCGACTGCTTCTGCTTTCATTTTTTTCTTTTCTGCTACATCTTCTTCGTCTTCTTCGTCATCCATGTCCATTTCTTTCATATAAGAAGCATAAAGTTTTTCCATCTGATCTTTAGGCATATCTTTCATTGCCTTCAGCATTTCTTTTTGCATCTCATCTTTGGTCATTTCAGAACAAGAACCTTCTTCAAGAGTATCAACAGAATCAACTACATCTTCATCTTCTTTGATTTTATCCATAGAATCAGGTTTTCCTTCACCTTTTTGTGCAGGATCACCAGTTACTTCTTTAGATTTTGGTTTTTTGACTTTTTGAGTAGGGGAAACTACAGCAGGACCAGTGTCTTCGACACCACCAGATGTTTTATCATCGATCTTGTCTGCCTTATCAGCAGGAGCTGCACCCTTCTTAGGAGCATCGGCACCATTTGCTTCTTCAAGCTCTTGGATTACTTCTGCTTCTAATTCCTCAATGGTTCTTTCTAACTCATTATCCATTGGAATTATCTCCTAATTAGTTGTTTAACATATATTTATAAATTAAAGCATTTTAAGAAATTTAGCAAATTCTAATGCTTCTTCTAATGCTTGTTTTTTACGGACTTTAGCGTCAATACGATCCTTTGCTTTCGCAAGTTCCGATTCAACTAAAGCACCATGATCCCATACCCATTCCTTACCTTCCATAATACCCTCAACGAAAGCACTAGGTGCTGAAGGATCTGCAACAATGTCTGCCGCAGTTGCTAGGTAGAAATCATTTCTCACATAGTTAGCTCCATTTTTCTGGTCTAAACTTCCCATACCTCTGGATGATACACCGAGTTTCGCACCCTCATCCATAAGATTCTTTACAATATTACCCATTGGTGTGCTAAGGATCTTTG